TTACAAACGTCATGAACCACTGATAATGTCCGCAAACCTAGAATATCAAACTTAACACTAAGGCTTGCGACATCATTCATGTCGTAACCAGAAACAAGCGCTCCATCGTTTGTTGTTTGTAGTGGCATGATATTTTCTAAATCATAGTAAGAAATACAAATGCCAGATGGATGGACTCCAGTGTTCTTATTTAAGCCTTGTAATTTTTTTGCTATCTTAAAAGCTTTAGAATGTTTATCTGCATAAGATCGAAAACTTTCGCTCTCTTCATAAGCGTCATCTAACTTAGCAACAATACCAAAATGTTTTGGAATAGTATCGCTGATTTGATTGACTTCTTGTTCATTAAGCTCCTCAACTATTTTGCCACACTCTTTCATGCAGAGCTTACTACTTAATGTGTTTAAGGTTAAAATTTTAGATGTTCTACCCTCAAATTTTTTCTCAATATATTTAATAACCTCTAAACGACGATCATAAGAGATATCGTTATCAACATCAGCTAGTAAACTACCATCAAGGTAAACTTCGCCTTCGTGCTCTATCTTTCTAGCCCTGCTCTTAGAGACAAACCTTTCAAAGAAAAGATCGTATTTGATCGGGTCGATGTTAGTGACACCAATAACATAAAGAACTAAAGATCCTGCCGCACTACCCCGACCTGCGCCCGTGGGAATATCATTCTCTTTGCAATAATTAAGAATGTCCCAATTCAAAAGTATGTAGTCTACGAAACCTAGCTCATCAAAAATTGTCAACTCCTCTTTTAATCTTTTATAATAAACTGTTGCGTTATCTAGTTTATCTATACCTTTTTCTTTGACCTTGCTGAAGCACAGCTTTCTAAGGAATTGGAAAGTATTTCCCAGGTCATCGCAAGATACCTGATCGTAATATTTTTTTTCTATTTCAATCTCTGGCAGCTTTACACCAACTGGAAAGGGAGTTTTGTATCCTGTGTATTTAGTCGCGCTCATATATCTAATTCGAAAAGTTGTTTGCGAAATATCTTAAAATTCATCTCTATGTCATACAAGGCATCATGCAATCTCTTAGTATCATGAGGGATGTTGTATTTTTTTAACAAAAAACCTTGAGACGTTTTCAAGCCTCTTTCTTTGTAGTTTACTAATCTATATTGCCAACTAATAAAATCCTCATTATCTACGGGTATTTGTTTAGCTATGGCGGTTGCTAAAGCCCTAGTATCTATGATTCTTTCTATGTAATCATAATCAACCTCTTGACGCATAAGATGTCTCCAAACATTAAGCATATAGACATCAAAACCTAAAACATTTTGTCCTACTAAAAGTGTATCTGGATCATAAAAGTCTTTACAGAAAAGATCCCAAACTTCTTCAGGTGGCTTACATTTTTTTCTATAGGCTGCTTGACTAAATCCTGTAACTCTGGCTGCATCTGGAGAAACATTTAGATCAGGCCAATCTATATAAATATCATGCTTAGATATAATCCTATCGCCCTCCGCTATAAGCCAAGCTATCTGCCAAGGCTTTGAGCTGACTAGATTAAGACCTTCGGTCTCAGTATCAAAGACTAGATACTTTTGTTTTTTGTTAAACCTAAGAAGCGTCTCGTTCATTTTTACTCTCTAGATATGATTCAAAACAAAACTCTTTACTACCAAAATGCTCTAACCTTGGACTACTTAATGTAGCAGCTTTTCCAAAGTTTCTGTTACAAAGAATTTTATATGTTTGCAATGCTTCTACATCGTCTTTGTTTTTGTAAAAAATACTTTTGACTAGCCTAACTGGTCTTTCCAAACTTTTAGAAAATTTTATAACTTTTCTCTCTAGTAAAGTATCAAAAGGTAAATTATTTCTCTCTACCCAAAATGTCGGGGATATATCGCTAAAGTCGGGGATACACTTTTTAAGATAAAGATTGTTGTTGAAAATAAAAGAATCATAAAAGGGTATGACAAGCTCAACATCGTTAGTCCAAATATTATTCAAGAATGCAAAATCTACCTTACCTTTTCCTGTGTGAGCGTAAGAATAAATTTTGTAAAGTAAGCGACAACCCTCATCATTTTTTGCAAATATAACTATTTTGTGATCTGAGTTGTCATCCTCATTTATATCGTTGCAGCAGGTGATTCTAAGGCCAAAAACAAGAGCAATATCCTCTTCTTGGCAGCGATTATGAGCCGTGACAAAACCCGTCATAGAATCCTCTACTAAGACAAGCGATCCGATTGAGTTCTCTTTACAAATCTCAATGATGCTATCAGCTCCACCCTCTTTTGATTCCTTGTCTAAGGTCAAAATGCTTTTACCTATGGAAAAGGTTGACTTAAATACTGGAGTCATCCTCTACATTTTACAATCAGTAAACATCAAGTCAAGAACAATGTGCAGGACAACCCTTGTAGTATCGCATTTCGTATTTGCAACCCTCTGGCACTAAATCTTCTGAAAAGTCCTCTTCAAAATAAGATTTAATAATATTACCCTCTTGATCTAAGATCTCATAATAAAAAAAATCAAACTTCATCGAACAATGCCACTTTGGATTACCGTCTTTTTTAAGTTCTCCTTTTTGAGTAGCAAAACCACATAATAGTTTACCGCTGAAGGAATTATCCGTTGGAAACCCTTGATGAGCTGCGTAGTTTTTTATAGCGTCTTTCTCTGTAAAGTTATCGAGATATCTCTGTATCTCAGAGAGCTGTATTTCAAAACCAGCAAGTTCATCATCATCTAAAGGCTCCATACGCATGACACCCGATTTTTCAGCGTTAGGATCTAGATCAAATTTTAAAAATAAGAACTCACTAACCCTTTTTGAATATTCTGGAAATAAATTTTTTACAGCTAAACTATACATTAAGTCCTGTAAGTTATCTGTCCGATCTTTACCCTTAAAAACTTCTTTACTAGTTTTAAAGTCTCTTATTATAGCAAACCTTTTCTTTTTATACAAGAAGAGCTTATCTATGAACCCTCTGATCTTGTATTTTATTTCGCCATCACTTTTGATAATATCAAAATCTTTTTCAGAGTATTCTTCTGTAGGTTTCCCTATATCTCCTCCAAAAAAATCGTAGGATAGACCGTTGAAGATCATGTCCTTCATCATGTCTACATTTTCTTCATCATCTACACCTTCTCTAACAGCATGAGACATTATCAGCCTTTTTATGGAGGGTATACAAAAAACATCTTCTGTTTTAAGTATTTTATTAAAATATTTTTTGCGTCCTTTAACGCCTAATACCTCAAACACTAAATGACAAATGGAGCCACGCTTGGCTCCCTCATTACTTTTGTCTGGTAATTTTAGTTTGTATTTGCACCAGTATAACCACGAACACGATTGAGCCGTCTTTATCCTGCTTGCAGATAAAGGTGTATTCGGTTCAGGCATCACTAATAAATAGGGCTGTTTTAATATCTTTTTTAGTGAAGCTAGAGGGGTTATTTTTAACAAACTCTAAGATATATTTTATCTGGGCATTCTTGTCTATATTTTTATCAAGCCAAGAATTTAGATCATAGTCATCTAAATGAGCGTCACCAAAGTCATTATAACCTTTAGGTGGAAATTTTACAGTTAGCATATCTAAATCAAAATACTTAGACAACTTCAAAAAACTTTTTAATGCTGCTATGAATCCCCGATTCTGTTCACTAGCTTTGTCATTATTAGTCGAAATATAAATATGACGTATACACTTACTATTAAGATAGTTAACAATGTTATTGTTGACAGATAAACCAAAGATAACCAACACATTCTTAATACCCTGATCATAAAGCGCCATTGCATCTCCAATGCTTTCTACTAAGACAACTTCTTGTTTTTTTGTTATTTCTTGATCTACACATGTTTTCTCGTTGAAAGCTGGATAGACCCAATTGTTTCTTTTTCCTATATGTTTCCATTTTGGATAGTCGTTATCATCATCTACTTTCCTGCCAGAGAAGCCAACAATTTGTTGATGCTCATTGTATACAGGAAAAACCATCCTTCTATACATTTTACCAACACCCGCAAGACCAGCTTGGAATAATTCTTGGGTATTATCAGAAATATTTCTTTTTTTATAAAAGTTATAGTTAGGGAAAAGCCTATCAAGTGTAGAATCTGGGTATATCTTTTCCATCTCTATCTTTTGTTTAGGTTCATAGGTAGTTTCTGTAACCACAGACCCATCACCAATAATTTTAGCAACTTCTCTATCGTCTTTTAGGGTAAGACGTATCAATGCTTCAAAAGGCATACAGCCTTTGTTTTGCACAAAATCCATCCAAACTCCTGTATTCTTATATATCTTTACAGCAGTTTTGTTGTTTCCGTCACGATAAATAGCCTGAGTTCTCCAGTGATCTCCGCAGTCAATTAGAGAATATCCAATAGACTCCAGTATCCCTTGAAAATCTTCAGAATTGATCAAAGTCTGGGATTGTTTCTTGGAATCCATCACTATCTAATTCTTCATCTCCATCCTGAACTCTAGCTATGTCTCTCAGATCGCCACGCTCAGTAATATTAAAATTCATAAACTCTAGATTTATAGAGTTCTTTCTTAAAGAGTCTCCTATCCTAACTGGCTCTATAGCTCCCGCTATATCGCTGCCTAAGTGCCTAGCTTTAACATTGATTAGTTTATGTGTGCCAAATCTGCCACCCTCAGTCTCGATCTCATCAGCAGTCTTATTGCGTAGGATGAACATGTGAGAACAGAACTGAGTAATCCTATCTGATAAGGAAACAATAGATTCATCATCAACTATATTTTGTGAGTTTCTATTATTGGTAATACCGTATCTATTAGACTGAACAGATGTAATCATCGGTATGATTGGGTTTCCATCATGCAAGATTTCTTTTTGGACGCATTTTTTAAACTTGTCTACCATCTCACCCACCACTTGCCACTCAGACTTGTTAGCTATATTTTCAGATGTTGTCTTAATATAATCAAAAGAAAATACCATGGGATTACCTCGACCCACCTTTGAGTAATAAAACCTTTTCAGTGTGTTTACCATCGTGTCTACATCCATACCACCCACATTGTAATAAAAGAACTTAAGGTTTTTAATCTTTGGCCAAACAGATCTAACCTTACTCACAACCTCTTCACCCGCTTGTCGCCACTTACCGCTTTCTAAAAGATGCATAGCTACCCCAGACAAAGCCGCACACTGACGCATGACAAGCTCCTCTTTACTCATCTCTCCATTATCAAAGTGAAGAACAGGCACATCATATTGCAAGCTCACTTTAGTAGAATAATCCATGCAGAATTGGGTTTTACCCACGCCAGATCTTGCCACTACAACTGTTATGTTTCCAGGTCTTAGAAGGGAGCCGTATATCTCATTAACTTTTGGATGAGGCCCCATCATCCCAAATTCAGTCAGTGGGTTATTACCTCTATCTTCGATGATAGCCTCCATCTCCTCATAGATGTTTTCTGGGACATCGTTGCCAAGCTCATAAAGATTTATACGAGAATTATAAACATTGTCTGCACTCTCCACGATAGCCCTGTAAGAAGCCTCTGGGGGCATCGCTTTCATCTTTTTAGCGATTTCTTGTGAAGACTGCAATATCTCGCGCCTGATAGAATATTTTTTTAATTCTTTAGCTGTCTTAAGAGCGTTTCCTTTAGGCACTTTTCTCAAAGCTAATGACTTGATGTAATCAGCAGGGTTGAGATTATCTTCAAATGACAAACCTACTTCATTCACTCTCTGAGCGATGATAACTTCGTCAATCTCATCACCAGAGTCGATAGCTTGCTTTATGATCCTGAATATTGTCGAGTGAAGTGCGCTTTGCTCAGAATAAAAATCTGAGTTTCCTATAAAGTTGGATATCTCAGACAATGCGTCAGGCTCTTTGATAAGACCCGCTAATAATTGTTTTTCTAATTCAAAATTATAGATCATCCTGTGTCATTTCTGGTGGAGGTGAAGATAAATGATTCTCAAGAGCTTTCATCAAAGCAAACTCTGTCATGCCGCAATCAAACTTACAATATATTAAAGGCTTACCATT